ACTATAATTATGGTCAAAGAATAGCAAACTTTATAATTGACAAGATGGGAGAACCTGTGCCTATTTTAAACTTAACCACAATCCCAACACCTAAGATTGAAGTTGGTGATAAAATAAGAATAGCATCTCTAGATGCTTTTGATATTGTTAATGGAGACTATTGGGTTGTGAGTAAAAATTATCAATATAGTTCATCGCCATCACAATCGATGGTGCTAAGGAAGGTGGTGTAATGACTACAACTAGGACTGGGGCAATATCTGAAAGCGGCGTTGTGTTTTTTTCAGCAGGCGGTCACGACCATGATGGTCAAAACTCAACTATTATAAATACATCAAAATATTCAATATTTGATTTTAGTTTTGGGCTAGTTGGTACAAATCAAGATAGATTAAATACGCAAACAATAAATCAAAATGGCTTTAAAAACTATATAATACAAACTGTTAATGAGTCAGTATTAGAGCCTGCCGGTGTTGTTCTACAAGACAATATTATTAATTCAAGAAATATTATTGCAGGGTCAATTACATCTACTGAAATTGCTGCGAATACAATTACTGGTAATAATATTGCTGCACAAACAATTACTGGTAATAATATTGTATCTAATACAATTACATCTACTCAAATTGCTGCTAATACAATTACGGGTAATAATATTGCAGCAGGTACTATCACAGCAGATAAATTATCTGTTGGTGCAATAGATGCTGGCTCTGTTACTATTATATATCCAAACTCTGTCCCGACCGGAGATTTTTGGAGCAATACAGGCTCATTCAGACTTGGCGGAACCGCTGGTATAAATTATACACCAGGAAGTGGAGATATAACATTTGGTTCAAATATTACAATTAATGGGAGTGTTACATCAACTGGAACAATAACTGGTGGAAATGTGTCTGGAGTTAAGTTATCAGGTTCTACTGGTGAAATAGGTGGTTGGGATATTTTATCAACTAGATTAGACGGTGGAGCATCTACGCTATACTCCAATGGAACAATACAGGGTGACCTATTCAGAACAGGATCAAGTGGTGCAAGAATTGAAATGGGCGATGGTGCTGGTGTAAACAATGAAGTATATATGTACTACAGCAGTACTGGTTATGTATCAATAAGAGCTTTTGGTACTAGTGGAACAATGAGAGTGTCAACTCCGTCAACATATGACTTTGAAGGAGCTAGATTTAGATGTGGTGAAGAAGCATCATTTGGTGGAGATATATACCCCGTAAGTGCTGGAAACTGCGGCACATCTAGCGACCCTTGGGATGCTGTCTATGCAACTAATACAACTATACAGTCATCTGATGAGAGACTTAAAACGGATATTAAAGATATACCACTTGGACTTGATTTTATAAACGAACTAAATCCAGTTTCTTACAAATGGAAAGAGGTTAGACTTCCCAATACAAAAGAAGATAAGCAGGCTTTTAGTGATAATGACACACCTCTACCTATAAGAACTAGACCTGGTGTTAGAGAGCATTATGGATTAATAGCGCAAGAATTTAAAAATACTATGGATCAATTTAATATTGATAATTTTGCCGGCTGGTGCTTGGAAAATCCAGAAGATCCGCAATCAAAACAGATGCTAGGATATGTTGAACTAATACCAGTACTAATAAAAGCAGTTCAGGAGTTATCTAACAAATTAGACGCTTTAGAAGAAAAAATTTGATATAATTACTAAGGATATTTATGACCTACGAAAACTATAGATTTGTATCATGGACTGCTGGAACCCCAATAACTGGTGAAAGGCTCGCCCAGATGTCAACAAATATAGAGCAAGTTAAAGATGCTACCGATGACCGCCCGCAGGGGCTTATACAGATTAAAACTATAACATCTGATGTTCCAAATGCAACTGGTTATTCCGATTTTGCTGAATATGAATTAATATCATTAAAGTTTGAATCACCTACTGATCGCAGAGTTAGCGTAGATGGTAATAGATATTATAAAATTTCACTTGGCTTTCCTGGATTTTTAATTAAAAATAAAGGATCAGAAGATTCCACATTTTTAATTAAATTTTATAATGGAATATTTGGTAATGCATCTACACTTATAAATACATGGAGAATAACGCCTCCAATATTTTCATATTATGATACACATACATCATCTTCAACAACTACTGTTGAGGTGAAAAGTATTGGGTACCCGACAAGATTCGGTGCAGGTACTTATTCATATATAGCAACAACAGGCTCAAGTGGAATTACAAGTCAATCTTTTTATGTTTCAATAAAGAGAGATCAGGGCGCAGGGGCAAATAATGCTCCTGCATATTATGTTCCTTCTGGTGGAACTGCAATGCAGTTTTATATTGAAGACATTGGTGGAATTTAATGCATGATAGAGAACTTGCTTCTCAAAGAAAAGATGTTAAATGGGTACAGTCTTCTACAATTGGTGAATTAAATCCTAACTATTCTGGCGGTAAATATATAGATGATAAAGGGTATGTCAGAGTCCTATCACCAGAGCACCCATCAAGTATCCGTGGATATATATACGAACACCGTGCAATTATGGAGGCATATCTTGGTAGGCTTTTGAAGTCCTGGGAAAGTGTTCATCATATTAATGAAATTAAGTCAGATAATAGAATAGAAAATCTATTTCTATGTACAGTTAGTGAACATAGCGCTATACATAGAGAAGGTAAAAAACCCTCTAAAGAGCATAAAGATAAATTGAGAGCCAATATGAGGGAAAGAAATAAGCTCGTGAAGAGGGATTTTTCTAAGAAGCAATTAAAAATTTCAAAAAATCCCATAAAAGACCAGTAGTCGCCACAAAGTCCTGTATAATATACCTTATGAAAATTTGTGAAGCAGCTGGCTGCCAAATACAGTTTGAGCCTAATGTCAGCAATCAAAAGTATGCTGATTCGTCCTGTAGAAAAACGATTGATTCTATGGGCATCTGCAGATATAGAAAAGAAAATAATTTAATAGACATACCAGAGGATGTTATTACAGGTGAAAAGGTGAAATCAGAATCCGATTTAAGAGTTGCATATACAAAGTTAGTGCAAGAATACGATAAGATAAAAACAAAGCAAACAGAGTTATCTAACGCAATATATCAAGCAGTTGCAGATAATGTTATAAAGCAAGATCCAGTTCAACTTAAAACAGACTTTAATATAGTTAAAAGTAGAAAAGACTCTAAAAATAAAGAAGTTGCAGTAGCAGTCTTATCTGACTGGCAACTTGCAAAGGTGACACCAGATTATAATTCTTCAATTTGCGAAAAAAGAATAGAAGTCTTTGCAAATAAAGTAATTGATCTAACTGAAATACAGAGAGCCGATCACCCAGTTGATGAAATTAGAATATGGTGTCTTGGCGATATTGTTGAGGGAGAACTCATCTTCCCTGGGCAGAGTTTCTTAGTTGACGGTGGTCTATATAGACAGGTCACTGTTGACGGCCCTAGGATCATGAGAAAGTTTGTAAATGTAATGCTTGAAAACTTTAAAAAAGTTACATTTATCGGTGTCATTGGTAATCATGGTGCTATTGGTGGAAGAAGTAGAAGGGATCATGATCCAGAAACTAATGCAGATAGAATGCTCTATCGAATAGTACAGTTAATGTATGAAAATGAAAAAAGAATATCATTCAATATCCCAGATGGTCGTGGTGATAGAAATTGGTATGCAATAGATAAAATTGGTAACTACAGTTCTCTCCTTATTCATGGAGATCAGTTTGGTAGTCTATCAACAGTCTATGGATTCCAGAAAAAAGTTTATGGATGGAAAGTCGGGGCAATTAAAGAAAATTTTGATGATGTGTACTGCGGTCACTTCCATACTCCGACAAAGATGACATTTAATACAGTCCAATTTAGAATATCTGGAAGCCCAGAGTCTACAAACACATATGCTATGGAGAGTTTGGCCGCCATTGGTCACCCATCTCAAGATCTGATGTTTGTTCACCCAGAAAAGGGTATCGTCACAGCAGAATATACATGCTGGCTTGACTAGGAGGAAATTATGACAAAGTTACATAAAGATATAATTGAAAGAGCAATATGGACAGCGGCTCAGGCATTTTTTGCTATTTACACTGTTGGCGGTGTAGATCAACTAAAAGCAGCGGCAACAGCTGCTGTTGCCGCTGGACTAAGTGTTGTTAAAGGTTTTGTTGCCACTAGGATTGGCGACAAGGATTCTGCTGCAACTTTAAAATGAAAGTAGTTACCGATCTCGCTTTTAAATGCTCTAGGTGTGGAGGGCGTAAGTGTATAGGCGATGAATATTATGCAATGTCACAATGGTTTATTGATATAACATGTCTAAATTGTGCAGATTCAAAAGACATTGCTGTTATTGATTTATTAAATTTATGTCATAAACTTGGTGATAAGAATGCAAGAATTATTGAATAATAAATTAATTCTTAATAAATTATATAAATTTGGAAATTCAATTGTTAAGTTAAAAAAAATACAAAAATTAAAAAATACAGCAATCGCTGTTGATGTTAACAGTGGTGAAGAAATTGAATTTCCAATTCAAGGTTCTGATTTAATACTTCATCGTCTATACACAATCGGTGAAATATCAAAAATTGTTGAAAGAAGACCAGATACAATTCGTAAATATGAAAAGAAAGGTCTTATACCAAAACCAGATGTTTTAAATGATCTGGGTCCGTATAAAAATTGGAGACTCTACGGGGCATCCCATGTCTACGAGATGATAGAGTTCTTTGGAGGCAGATCTTCGGGTCGCCCTAAGGCAAAGCAAGAGCAAGTAAAAAACAAGATACAAACATTAAATCAAAAAGTTAAACTAGTGAATAGGAGTTTATAATGTCTGATGTTTCAAAGAGCATGAGTAGCGATAGCAAAGTGGAAATTTGGGCATCCATTGGAATTACTAAAAATTTAGGAAATTATGAATCATTAAGACTTGATGCTGGCGCTAGGACAACTGCATCAAGTTTAAATGATAGCGATGCTTGGGCTGAGCTGTGGGGTTCCATCGACTCTCAGATAGAAGCAAAGCTGCAGGAATTAGACGCAGAGAATGGTAAATAATTGGAAACAATCGGCTTTATGCAAAAATGATTTAATGCATCATTCATGGATCTCTTATAAAAAAGAGGAAGTTGATTATGCAAAAAATAAATGCAAAGAATGCCATGTTTTCAACGAATGTTTATATAATTCTCTTTTTATAGAAAAAGAGTTTTATGGAGTCAATGCTGGAATGTCAGAGTATGACTTTATGACACTTACATGGGTAGAGGTAGATAGTGCAAGAAAACGTAACTGGACAAGAAATAATAGAGTTCTTCAAGGAATACTGCAAGACCAAAAAAAAATTATTCATACCTGACTCCCCTAGACAGGAAGCAATAGCTGACAGTCTTGCTGAGCACTACTCAGGTAGTTTAATCCGTAATGGCATAGAGTGGTTTGTAGATAACTCCGATGGTCCATTTTTAGTATTTGATTTTGCAGTGCAATCTAAAAAAATAATTGATAAGGCAAACTATGAATCTGAGTCAAGACTAAGATTTAGAGATATAGTTCAGGAAACAAGAAAGCGTATGGAACAATAGTGAATTATGAGATAAGACTTCTCAATTCTATTATTGAAAGTAATGATTTCATTACCTCAGTAAATGAGGGCGTTGAGAATGTATTTACTGAGTATCGTGATATTTGGAATTTTATTGTATCGCACTATGATACCCATAGTAAAGTTCCGTCAAGGGAAACTGTAAAAGGTCATTTTTCAGACTTTGAGTTCCTTAATACACCAGAACCTCTTGCTTACTATATTGAAGAGGCAAAAAAAGAATCACTATCTCTTCAGACTAGGCAGATTGTTGCAAAAGCACATAATCTTTTAAATGATCTTGGACCAAAAGAGGCATTAGGCTTCTTGATGGAAAATACATCAAAGTTATATAAATTTTCAAGTAGTCTAAAAGATACAGATTTAGTTAGTGAGTGGAGAGAGCGATTTAATGACTTGCAAGAACGATCACTAAATCCGAATAAAGAGTTTATTGGAATACCTAGTGGTATATCTGTGATTGATAAGGTATTTGGTGGCTGGCAGCAGGGTGATTTTATTGTGTTACTTGGTTGGACCGGCGTAGGTAAATCATTTATAGCTCGACTTTTTGCTGTTAATGCATGGAGGGCTGGTTATCGACCTATGATTATTTCTCTTGAAATGAATAAAATGCAAGAGGGTCAAAGGCTAGATACTTTACTTAATAATGGAGAGGGGTATTTTACAAATACAGACCTAGTAAAAGCCAATCCAACAATAGTAAAAACTTATGAGCAGTGGGCAGATAAGACATTCTCTGGTAAGCAACCAATATATCTTATTACATCTGAGGGTCTTGAAACAGCAGACCAAAATATGGTGCAAGCCAAAATAGATCAATATCAACCAGATATGGTAATTCTTGATTACCATGGTTTATTTGATGATGCAACAGGTGCGAGGAATGAAACAGAAAAAGCAAAAAATTTATCAAAAGCTTTTAAGAGGATTGCTGTTAAAAACAACATACCAATTATCGATGTTGCTGCTGTTACAATGAGTGATGGTCACGGAGATAGACCACCTGAGTTAGAAGAAGTTGCTTGGTCTAAGCAACTAGCTTATGATGCAGATCTGGTTCTGGCTATACATCGTGAATATAACTCTGACACATTTCAAGTAGTATCAAGAAAGGTAAGAAGAGCAAATCATTTTGGATTCTATCTTAAGTGGAATCTTGAAACAGGAAAATGGAATGAAGAATGGGACATTGGTTGATATGAATAATGCATACTATACATTAGCCGGTACAGCTAAAGATATTGAGACCATCATAAGAATTCGCCCTTGGATTGAAGATGAGATATCATGTACTTACGGCAATTTTGTAAAAACACAACTATTAACAGATTACGATTCTAAAAATGACATCTTCTCCTTTAAGATTCAGTTCTATAAATAACATAAGTGGAGCAGTTAAAGATTTACTGCTCAATGTTAATATTCAGATACAATCTGAGTCTGGAAAAGAGATTACAACATATTGCCCGTTTCACAAAAATATTCATAGCCCAT